TAGACATATTAATAATAAAATAATAAATCTTTTTGAATTATGAAAGGACATCAGATGAAAAACGACCCAAAGGAGAAAATAAAAAGTGAGGCGATGGTTTCAGTTAAAGTTGAAGAGTTAATGACCGAGTTTGAGACGGCAGAGGCTACATTTAAATTTGCAGACTTATCGAGTAAAAGAAGCAAATACAATAGAGATATAGACAAGGCTTTCTACAACCACGCTAAAAGCTACATAGAGAAACTATGTAAGCTACTTGTGTTGGTGAATGCAGGTGAGATGTTTCATCTGCATAAGTACAGAGAGGCATTGATAAAACATAAACAAGAAATTAATAAAGTGTATGAAATGATAAACGATATAAAACTATGAAAGGAAAATTACAAATTGTTGACTTTGATGATGTCTTAAAAAGAGACGATAACGCAAAAGAATGTAAAGAGGTATATGTAAATGATGTGAGAGATAAGCTAGATACCTTCTTCAAAGACGGTTATGAGTTAGGTCAACCGTCATACATAGAAAAATTAGATGGTATATTCTCTTGGAGAAAAGGATTCTTATACTGTTTTAGTGGTTACCCTCAGTCTGGAAAGTCGGAGTTTATAAATTATGCGATGTTACTAAGAGCAAAACATTACGATGACAAGGTAGTTATGTATTCACCTGAAACCAATACCTATGAACTAATAACAAATTTAGCTAGAGCGTACATAGGTAAGAACGTCAACCCTGAGTTCGATAACGTATGTACAGAAGAAGAATACAACAAAGGATTAGATTTCATACAAGATCACTTTGTATTCTTAGAGAACCAAGAAGAGTTACCATCGGTGGCAGGGTTACTCAATACCTTTGAAAGATTATCTAAAAAAGGTTTTGAATGTTTTGTAATTGACCCTATGAACTGGCTTGTAGAATCAAATGTGGGTGAGACCAATCTTTATAATTACTTGAAAGTATCCTTGACTAACCTAAAAATGTTTGCAAAGAACTTTGATAAGATAGTGTGCTACATAGAACACCCCAAGACACCTGCACCAGTACGTGGTAAAATACCACAAGCAACTGCTTTTTCACTTGCAGGTGGTACGATGCACTTCAATAAAGTCGACTGTATGGCATTGCTACATAGAATGACAAAAGAAGAGTTAGAAGAGAAACTATCAAAGGGTGATTTATTAGCAAGACAATTAGATAATCTTGATAATAATATTAACTTTGTTGAGTTTGAAACAGTAAAAATGAAATCACAAAGGTTGAATGGTAAGTTAGGCAGTCAGCTTTTAGAATATGATTTCATTACTGGTAGGTTTAAATAAATAATAATTATGACAAAAGAACAAGCATTACAATTAATAGTTCAAGTATGTGAGAAGGGAAATAAATCAGGTCTCTTTACATTATCTGAATCAAGTCTTGTGTTACAAGCATTAGAACAGTTTGGTGTACAACCTCCAAAGGTTGAAGAGTTAGAACAAGATGATGTGGCAGAAGAGGTTACAGAGACAAAAGAAATTAAAGACTAGATATCTTTTTATTTCCAATCAAGATAATATACTAGGTGAATCATTAAACATTTGTGATACGGTTAGAAAACTGTGGACTTACTACAAATGTGATTCACAAAGTATATTTATCGCTACCAATCCAAAGATTAAAACACACGAATTAAGAGAAAAATGTATCTCTCTTACCGACATAAACAACAAGAAAACATATAAATATCTAAATAAAGTTATTACAAGAGATGAATTTATCTTACTTTTAGAATGTGATAACAGAGGGCAAGACCAAAGTAATAAGAGAAATTGAAACATTTATCTTGCGTTATAAAAAAAAAGCGAAAGAACACGAATATCATAATAACGACGACGTTAAATGTTTTAAACGCATCTACGCACTAGCAGAATTGTTTCCAGTAAACGATAAATACTACAGAAAACTTCCTGAGATCGAATGGCAAATCAAACAGCTATGGTTGCTTTATTACTATTATAAACAGAGAATTGATGGTAAAAACTTAAAGTACAATCAAATCGTAATAAAATATTCTTAGTTTTGTATTATGGCAACGAAAACCAACATATTAAAAAACAACTTAATTAATGCTCTTGAAAAACATTTAGGCATTGTTACATCTGCTTGTAAAGAGGTAGGTTGTAATAGATCAACCTTCTATAAGTATTATAACAATGATTCTAAGTTTAAGGAAAAGGTAGATGAACTTCAGAATGTAGCATTGGATTTTGTAGAATCAAAACTGTTTGATCAAATAACAAACGATAACCCAACGTCAACAATATTTTATTTGAAGACCAAAGGAAAGAAGAGAGGATACATAGAACAACAAATACTTGAGCATAAGGGAGGGATAGAAAGCAAACTCATTGAATGGAAGCCAGTAGAAAAGAAACAGTAGAATGTAATAAACAATTCTATCAGATATTAAATTCAGATAAAAGAATTACTGTAATGCAGGGAGGAAGCAGATCAGGAAAGACGTTCGCAATAGTACAACATCTCATTTATTTACTTACCACAAGAGAAAAAAGATTAGTTATCACCATAGCTAGAAAGACATTACCTGCACTTAAAGGATCAGTATTCAGAGACTTTATGGAGATAGCAGATAATGTAGGCATCACATACTTTGCAGAAATCAATAAGGCAGAGATGACATTTAAGTATAAGAACCATTTAGTAGAGTTTATATCATTAGATAATGAGATGAAGGTTAGAGGTAGGAAGCGTACGCATTGTTTCTTAAATGAAGCAAACGAGTTCTACCTAGAAGACTTTAATCAGTTATCACTTAGAACAACCGAGAAGATGATACTTGACTTCAACCCATCTGATGTGATTCATTGGATATATTCTGACATCTGCACTAGAGATGATTGCGATACCTACATTACCACATTTGAAGATAATGCGTTCCTTGATCCTGAAATAAAAAAAGAAATATTAAGAATGAAAGATAGAGATGCAGACAGATGGAGGGTTTACGGTTTAGGTGAACGTGCAACATTCAAAGAAGGTCAGATATTCGATAATTGGAAATGGATTGATTACAATGAGTTCATAGATAAAGATTCATCTGAAGTATCTTATGGTTTAGATTGGGGATATTCTAATGACGAGACTTCTATTGTAGAGGTAAGAAGAAAGAACGATAGGTTGTATGTCCACGAATTGTTATATAAAAAAGGTTTAACCAACCAAGACATATTCAATGAAATAAAGAATCTAGGGTTAGAAGAAGAATTATTCATCTGTGATAGTGCAGAACCTAAATCATTAGAAGATATGAAGAGACTAGGGTTGTATTGTAAACCATCTATCAAGGGGGCAGGGTCAGTTATGAATGGTATTCAGATCATAAAAGAATACGATGTGTTTGCTTCTAAGCAAAGCAAAAACCTACTTCAAGAATACCAGTATTATATATGGGAATCAAATAAAGATGGTAACACAATAAATAAAATAAAACAAAATGGTATGGATCATCTAATGGATGCGTTCAGATATGCAGTAACTACTGGACTAGCTAGAGACACGAACCTTATCATTGTTTAATAATTTTTAGTATTTTTGAAAATAAATTCTATATATGGCAAGTTTTCTTCAAAGAATCAGGAATAGCATAAAGGCATTTGGTAATCAGCAGACCAATGAACAGTACAATAGATTCATCTATGACGTACTTGGTAAAAACCAAATAACGAACTCACAATACAACGACGACTTCATAGATAAAGGATATAAATTTAACCCAACTATCTATTCACTTATTCAGTTAATATCTAAATCTGCTATTACAGTACCATATAAAATATATCAGAAACTAGATGAAAGTGCAGTAAAGGAATATAAGGGATTATTATCTAATGGATTAAATGAAGATTCTGTATTCAAATCGAAACTAATGAGAAAACATATCTTTGAAGAAGTAGAACATTCTGCACTAGGTAAACTTCTTGAAAGACCAAACCCTGCACAATCGTTTTCTGTCTTCTTACAAGAATTAATATCGTTTGGTAAACTTACTGGTAATAGGTTTGTTTATGGTATTGCACCTGAGAACGGAGAGAATAAAGGCATCTATTCACAGATGTACAACCTACCTGCTCACCTCATAGAGATCAAATCTGATGGTATATTCAAACCAGTATCTAAGTACACTATGATGTACAACAAGAATAAGTACGAATTATCTTCTGAAGAAGTATTGCATATTGCAGATTTCAATCCTGATTATCAAGGTGATGGAACACATCTTTATGGTCAATCACCGATAGAGGCAGGGATGAGGGTTCTTACTACTGCTAATGAAGCAGTAGAAACTAATCTAAAGTTCTTACATAATCAGTCTGCGAGAGGAATGCTTACTCCTGACGATGATCAATTAACACCAACACAAGCACAACAATTAAAGGATGCACTAAGAAGAAACTATCAAGGAAGTAAATCTGCAAACGATATTATGATTACTGGTAAGAAGTTCTCGTGGACAAACTTTGGTTTATCTACATCTGACTTGCAATTATTAGAATCATATAATGCAACAATTAAAGATTTATGTAATCTGTATGGAGTACCAGTACAATTATTAAATAATACTGAATCTACAACTTACGATAATTATAGAATAGCGAGGAAAGTATTGTTTACTAACGCAATCATTCCTGAACTTAATAAGATCAGAGATGAGTTCAATAGATGGTTAGTACCACACTACGGTGAAGATTTATACTTTGACTTTGACTATAGTGCAATTCCTGAACTGATGCCTGAGCAACAACAACTGATAGACAACTTATCTAAGAGTTATTGGCTAACAACAAATGAAAAGAGAGAAGCTAGTGGTTACGGTGTAGATGAAGATAATCATATAATGAATGAATACTTAATACCTAATCAGTTTGTACCTATATCTGATTTAGATTTAGGTATCTCTGATGACGTTACATTCCCAGTACAAGAGGCACAACAAGAAGAAGAAGTTATGACAGAAGATGAGATGGTAGATATGCAAGAGCAAGAGGAGAAGCAGATGACTGCAAGATTAGAAACTGCGTTAAAGAATAAAGTAGAAGAACACAATGAAAAGGTAGGTGATGATAAAACAAAAAGAACTACTGTAAGAACATTGTATCAAGTGTATAAAAGAGGTGTAGGTGCTTATAGAACTAACCCATCATCTGTAAGACCTAACGTACAGAACGAAGATCAATGGGCGATGGGTAGAGTTAATTCTTATTTATATGCTCTTAGAAACGGTAAATTCAGAAGTGGTAAACACGATACTGATTTATTACCTGAAGGTCATCCAATGTCTAGCAAAGACGATAAAGCAATTAGAGATGAGGTTTATAATTCAAGAGAAGAGGCACAAGACAGAGCTGAGGCAATAGGTTGTTCTACTACACACACCCACGAAACAGAAGACGGAATGGTTTATATGCCTTGTGCTAATATGGAAGAATTAGAAGATGCGTTATCTAAGGACAAAGAAGAAGAGGAAGAGGAATATAAACAAGAATTATATGATGATTACCCTAAGTCTGCAAGAGAAAACGCAGAGAAGTCTAAAGAAATAAACGAATCTTTTAATAATCCTTGTGCAACCTTAGTCGGTAAAAACAGAGCAAACGATCTTATTGAAGGTCGTGGTTTGTCATTAGATATTGTTAAGAAGACATTTGCTTATCTATCGAGGGCATACGAATATGTGACTGGTGAATATATAGATGAAAAAGATAAACCAATTTGTGGTGATATATCTTATTCATTATGGGGTGGTGACAATAAAGTATCTAAGGTAGAAGATGATCCTATGTACAAATGGTGTAAGAGAATCATAGATAAAGCAGAAGAAGATGCCACTACCTAAACCGAGAGCAGGAGAATCGAGTAATCAATTTGTTTCAAGATGTATGATAGACGATACATCAATGTCAGAATATCCAAACAGACAACAACGATACGCAGTATGTATATCATTATCTAAAGACAGAAAAGAGATTATCAAGCAAGCTAAGAGAAAGATTGCAAGTAACTTCAAGAAACAAGTTATGCTAGCAGAGAAGAAGAACTATCCAGTAGCATATAATTATTATTTAGGTGAATATGAAAAAGCATCGAAGATGTTTATAGAAAATCCCATTGCTAATAATCAAAACTTTAATTTATTGTTTTCAGAGGTAGACACTAAAAAGATGTATGCACAAATGTATAAGCAAACTGGTCTAAGGTTTGCTAAATGGTATGCAGACACATTCAGACAAGTCGCCAAAAAAGAACTTACACCATCGGTTATAGAACAAAATATGGAAAGGTTTGCTACAGAAAAAGAAAATTATCTTGCACTTGTAAATGAAGTATCTGCCGTTTCAGGTGTTGCAAAGGCTACACTTAAAAAGGTATTGACTGAATTAATAGCAGATGAAACCTTTATGTCGTTAGGTGAAGAAGCTAGGGTAATAGAGATAATGAAGAGATTAAAGTTTAAAGCTAGATGGATGGCTAGAAGAATAGTAAGAACAGAGACTACTGCCTCTGCTAACTTTGGTATTCAGCTATCTGCGTCAGATATTTATGGTGATGATAACTTAGTTAAAGAATGGATTGCTTCAGATGGATCAAGAACTAGAGATACGCATAGAACTGCAAGTAGTCAATACAGTAATAATCCAATACCTATGAATGAACCATATCTTGTTGGTGGTTCAAAGATGATGTTTCCGTCAGATACATCATTAGGTGCTAGAGCAAAAGAAGTTGTTAATTGTAGGTGTGTATCAATACCATTTATACCTGAATAAACATCAAACAAAAAATTGTATTATTTTTGGAAATAAATTTATAGTTATGGATAAAGTATTATTTAAACAAGGAGAGATAAGTGACATTGATGAGAAGTTAGGAATCGTTAAAGGTTACGGTTCAGTATTTGGTAATGAAGATTCTGATAAGGATATCATAGAGAAAGGTGCATATGCAAGAACTATTAAGAACAATGGTTCTCGTGTTAAGTATTTATATCAGCACGATATAACAAAACCTATTGGTAAGATGAGAGAACTGTTTGAGGATGATAAAGGTTTAGGATTCGTTGCAGAAGTACCTAAGACTACATTTGGTGAAGAGGTCTTAGAACTTATGAGATACAAAGTAATAGATGAAAACTCTGTAGGTATAATGCCAGTAAAGAAAGATTATAACGAAGATGGAGTAAGAATAATTAAAGAGGTGAAGCTATTTGAAATATCGGCAGTTACTCTAGCATCAAATGAAGAAGCAAAAATATTAGAGGTAAAAGGCGAATCTGCAAAGATCGACTATTACACAAAGAGATTTGACAACCTAATCAAGTTAATCCGTAAGGGAAACATTACAGATGATCTTGGTTATTTAGTCGAATATGAATTAGAAGTTTTAAAATCTTTGATTGCTCGTGATAATACACACCAATCAGATAAGGAACTAACTCGTGGTAATGCACACTTAGAGACTAAGAAAGATAATAACACTTCAGATTCAATCTTTAATTATATGTTTAACAATTTAAATTCAAAATAATGGATGAGAATATAAAAAAACAGTTAGACGATGTTTGTAATATTATTGATGAGAAACTGGAGAAATCTGCAAAGTCAATCAAAGATAATGTTAATAACGAAGTCGATACTGTAATCAAAGGCGAGGTTAAGAATCTCGTTGAGAAACACTCAGAAATAGTTGATAGGTTAGACAAGATGGAAGTTGAAAACAAAAAAGACAACTTCTCTAATGTTTACAAAACTAAGTCTGAAGTCTTTGGTGATGAGCTAAATAAAAGCGAATCATTCAAAGCAATGAAGGATGGATCAAGAGCAAACGCTTCAATGGAATTGAAAGCTGACGTTCTTATTTCATCTGATTTCGCAGGTGCGAACTCTGCTAGAGACGCATCAGGTGTTACTAAAGTTGAGGGTATCAAAAGAGACCCAAGCAATGTAACTAATATGATGGGAATTATTCCAGTTGGTTCAACAAATTCTAACGTAGTTAGATACGTAAAAGAATCTGCTTATACTGATAACACTGCTAATATAGCAGAGGGATCAGCACCAACTGATAGTGAGTTCCAATTAACGGCAGAAGATGCAGTAGTTCAAAAGACTACAGCAGTTATGACAATATCACAAGAAATGCTAGACGATACTCCTGCACTTTCTTCGTACTTGTCACAAAGACTTCCTGCTAAAATCAACACAGTAATTGATGACCAGTTAATCGGTGGATCAGGTACTTCTCCTAATTTATTAGGATTATTAAACGGTGGTACAAGTTTCGCAGCAGGTGGGTTTGCTAACGCAATCGAATCGGCTCAGGAATTAGACGTGCTTTATGTAGCAATGAATCAGTTAGCATTAGCTAACTATGCTGCTAGTGGTATCGTTCTTAATCCAACGGACTTCCATAAGATCGCATTATTGAAAGATACTACTAATGAATACCTTAGAGGTAATTCACTAGTATCTGCTGATGGGTTCTTTAGAATCAATGGTGTACCAGTTTATATGAATAATAAGATGGGTGCAGGTTCATTTGTTGTAGGTGATTTCTCACAAGGAAGTCAAGTATGGCAAAGAGACGGTGTTAGAGTTGACTTTGGTTATGAGGATAGTGATAACTTCAGTAAGTATTTAGTTTCAGTTAGAGGAATTGCAAGAGTAGCACATTCTATCTACCTACCAAATGCTTTCGTAAAAGGAACATTCTCGGCTGCTAAGACAGCTTTAGAAACTTCATAATTAGTTTAATTATTGAGTTTAGAAAAGGGCAACATATTTGTTGCTCTTTTTTTTTATCTTTGTTTAAATCAAAATTTAGAATTATGAAAATGAAATGTAAAGTTGATATTGTTAGAGAGGGTGTAGAATATCAGAAAGATGATATATTAGATATACCTGAATCAAATGTTGATAAGTGGATCGCTAAAGGTTGGGGAACACCTATCGAAAAGAAAGAGCAGAAAGTAAAAAAACAAACAAAAGAATTAAAAGTAGATAAAGAAACAAAATGATTAGTGTACAAATAGATTCTACTACTGGAAGTGAAATCGTTGCTTCTTCAGAACTTAAATCATACGCAAGGATAGAAACGTCTGATGATGATACTATCGTTGCAGAGATGATTAAGTCTGCTAGAGAGAAATGTGAAGCATATATAAACAGAGATATTGTAGCTAAAACAAGAACATTGTTTATAAGTGATGTCCACAGATCAGGTGAATACGGTGATTTATATAGACGCAAGATCAAATTAGTTTTGCCATTTGCACCAATAGCATCTGTAACATCTGTGCAACAACAAGATAGTAGCGGTACATTATCAAGTATAGGACATAATGTTTATGGGTTTGAAGATAAATATATAGAGATACCTTCTGACTATATGCGTAATATAAAGATCGTATATACAACAAGTGGTCTTTCATTTGATGATATTAAAATGGCAATTAAACAATTAGCAACAACGTATTACGATAACAGAGCAGAATATGTTAAAGGAACTATTGTAGCACAATTACCAACAAACATAAAAAGTATATTATCTAAATATGTTTATTACAATGAGTTATGATAAAGGCAGGAGATTTAAGATACAGATTAACGGTCAAAAGAAATACTAATGCTTCTGATGGATATGGAGGTCTAGTACCTACAGAGTCAACGATAGGCACGTTTTGGTGTGATCGTGAGTTCTTGAATGGAAGAATGATATTCAGAGACGGTAAACGAATACTTCAAACTGGTATCGAATTAACTCTGAGAAAAAATACTGCTACAACAAACATACAAAGAGGCGATATATTATTCTTAACAAACGATGCTAATAAATATAGGATCAACGAGATGTTTGAACAAGACTTATATACATTTAAAATACTAGCAGATAAACAACAATAATGGCAAAGAAAAAAGCAAGGATGTCGGCAGAAAGTAAAAGACGTTTCAATCGTAAGATGAAAGCGTTAGCTAAGTTTATAAAACCAAATAAAGGATTTTCTAAACTTCTTGCAGGGATGGGGACAGATATAATAAGAAGATCATCAAGGAGAGTTCCAGTCGATACTGGTACGTTGAAACAATCTGTATTCATTGAAGGTAAACCATTTAGTATTGTTGTAGGATATAATGCAGATTATGCTTCAGTTGTTGAATACGGCACACAGAGAGCATATAAGGTAAGAGTAAAAAACGCTAAAGTTTTATACAATAGCAAAACAAAACAATTTTTTGGTAAAGAAGTTACAATACCACCAAGAAAAGCAAAACCATTTTTTGAACCTTCAATACAAGAATCAATTAAAAGGTTTGAAGAGAACTGGTCAGTACAAATACAAAAGGAATATAGGAAATGAAAGATGCAAGTCACTTTATACGTAAGCAAGTTTTTGATGCACTTAGTGGCAACATCACACTTAACTCTGCTACAGTACCAGTTTATAATGTAGTACCATCGTCAGGTAGTACACCATATATATTAATTACATCTGTATCAAACTCTATAGCAGAAGACATTAAAGACACTTATCTGAATGAAATCATAACTGACGTTGAGATCGTAACTGCATTTGACACGAATACTGGAGGACAACTCGATGCAAACCTAGCTATGAATCAGATCACACAATTACTTGTAGATAGAACATCGTTCTTTAATATGACTTCTAACAACTTTAAATGTATTTCTGCACAAAGTAATGGTGTCGCTTATATAAGTGTAGATACGGATACGGAAACTATTTACAGAGGTATTCTAAAACTATCAAACCTTGTTGAAGAATTATGAAATTAGAATTGTATAGATTTAGTACACAAAATGAAAGTACACTTGGAATTTTATA